GTGGAACCTTATCAAAGTCTCTTCCGACGGTAGTAATAGTGTCATTAAAGACATCTATTTCCAAACGAAGAGCTTCGATATCTTGCAAGATCCGATTAATTTCGAGAATTTGTAAGTATTCAATATTTAAATATAAATCATCACGTTCGATTAAATTAACGATATTATTGTTAGTTATATCGGCACCGACTGATTTAGAAATTTTACTGAATTCAGATCGCAATTTAATAATTGACGACATAAATTTTGATCGCTCGTAGTTTACTACAGTTGAATAAAAGTGTGAATCTAAACACCATCCTGATAAATCAGAGACGGAGGCAGAAGACACTTTAATCATAGCGTTCGATAATTTATCTCTAGTTATTTCTTGAATTAAAGAAAATAACTCAGTTACAAATTCCGATTGCTCTTTAGCAGAATAAGATTTCGCTTTAGTTAAAGCAGCTATATCACCATATAATATGGCCATAAGTTGCGAAAGACTAAACGTGTTATCTTCCACAAATTTTGTGGAGGATAGCATCATTAATAAGAAATCTTGTAATCTAGAAGGTAATATACCTTTAGATAGATCCTTAGCCAACACTTTCCAAGTATTTAAAGGCATAATTGCCCGTACTAAAGAAAGTGGGTTGGAAGGATCAACAAATCCCTTCCCTATCAATCGAGCAACAAATTCACACTTAGCTCCTAAGGAAGTAATTCCCGAAGAATAAGTGTTCAATTTATCACGTAAAGAGATACTAAGTATTTCTTTAAGAGAAATAGGAGAAATATTTGTATTTCCAAGAATATCTTGAGATGCAAATTGGAAGAATCCATCGTTAGAAGTAAATGATTTAGCAAAACCAATAGTAATACCGTAGTCTTTACAGACTAAGGAATAACTTTTAGCTACTAATTCATCCCCAATAACAATATCATCACCCAGTACAAGGTAGTCTCTAAAATGAGCTTTTCCTATTCTAGCAGAAGCTAGGTAAACTAAGAAGTGATGTATAATTGCTAAACCAGACCATGATGAGATAGTTCCCATGGGTTGTCCTCTTGTATATCTATAAGAGGTACCTTGATACCAGTAATCTCGGTTAACAAGCATGTTAACCCAGGCAGCTGATACCATAGGTCCCATCCAAGGTCCTAAACACGCAACATAAATTTGTTGTGGAATAAGATCGGTAGCTGATTTAAGATCATAAGATGCAATAAAGGAGTGAGGTCTCTTCATAAATGAAGAAACTGCCCCTAATTGATCAAAGGTCGCATCAGATGGAATGGTACGAAGTATATTAAACATCGATTCTTGAATAGGTTTACAAATCCATTGAGTCCAGTAATCAGAAATAGCAAACACTCGGATTTTTCCGGCTGCTTCTTTTTTGATTGCTAATTTACCAAGAGATAACGAATTTATTCGTTCAGGTGACAGTAATTTCTCTTTATGCCAAAAAGATGTTATCTTTTGAGCTTGATTAGACATTAATGTTATCACCTCAGGTAAACCCTCATAAACGGATTTATCGGGTCCATACTGATTTTTCACAGTGTCAATAAAGGATAATAATAACCCTTTACGACCCTTAGTTAAATGAGTAAGTGCATCGATATCTGCACCTAAAAATGAGATTTTATGGTTAACTCCTGTTGTCAAAATCATGGGAGGTTGTTCAACATCAATATTAAATTTACATCTAATATTTTTAATGTTGTACTCTTTCCAAAATTTAACCGCGAATTTATCCAATTCGTGAAAGGAATCAAACATATCTAAGCTAAACGGGAGAGATTTCGAATATTTTGTAATCGAATCAAACCCAGGAAAGCTTATTTGTCCCATTGATCCATCTTTAGGAAGATGAAATCTAGGAGAGATAATTGAACTTAAATCTGGTTCACCATATTTCCCTTTAAAACCTTTATAAGCGTGAAGAACGCTAGTAATAGTTCTAATATAGAGAATATTACGAGATCTTATAAGATTTCGAATATTAACTGGAAGGAATGTTGGTAAACCATTAATAAGTTTAATTCTTTGACCTAATTCTTGCGTAGAAGAAAGAGGAGTTCCCGCTAGATATTGCATTACTGCAATACTAGCAATTTTCATTCGAATAATCACTTGGTTTATACCACGTGTTTTATCGATAAGAGCAAAGTGTTTCCCTATCAACCGAACTAATTTATTATTAGTTTTCGAAGATTTTGTTCCCATCCAACTTAATATATGTTTATAATAAGAAGGGTAGAAAGATTCAATATTTCTATTGAACGAGATCATAGATTCTTTTAATATCCAACCTGGTTGTAGGTTAAACATGAAGTCTCTACTAAATCTTAACCCCATTTTAAAGGGGGATTCTGTAGCGGCTTTATCACCACTAGGAAACTTTCTGTTAACTGATATAGGAGTATCTCGAGGAGTAGCAATGACATCTAATGAAGATTCATTTGACATCACAACTCGAACTAATTTCTCATATCCACTTTCAGTAAGATATAAT